TCAGGCGGGGCCAGCTACGGTGACCCCGACAATAATAACGATGCCTGGTACGGCGAGATCGTTCCGGTGGACACCGAGGGTGTGCGCGCTGTTCCGGCCAAATGTTCCGACCTTCATGCAATACACCTCGGATCCTAAACCATTAGCGTATCAGAAAGTCTGGGAAATGCAAGTCGGAATGCTAATAAGAATGGATTATGGGAGTATTAGGTGTGGACTTTTACGTTGTTCACTTTACGCTTAGCACCCGCCGGCCGTTTCCCCCGGGAAGTGCGTAGCCCACCAGGCAGAATTGATCCAGTGCAAAAAGCACGATCGACTCCACCCCCTCACCCGCCGCGTGAGCTGCCTCCTTCTCCCACGGCGTTTGCGCGTCGGATATCCCTACCAGGAAACTGCGCCCGGCTGGCGTGAAACCTCGCCCCGTCCCGTACTCCACCGTCGTGCGCGACAGGTTCAGGTTCCTCGCGTAGGTGTACGTGAAGCTCTCCGTCTTGAGATTATTCAGCTTCGTCGGCGTCCATGTGGCCGCCGGGTAGTTTACCAGCCGGTTCAGCGCGCTGTCGTTCACGTCCACCGGATACAATACTTCGAACCGGCAGTTGGGAAGGCTCGCCCGCACGTAGTCCATCACGCCTTGCGTGAACTCGCCGATCAGCCCCGGAAGGAATGCCGCCTCTTCCGCATACAGCGCCGGATCCGATTCCCGCGACGGAATCACCCGCATCTCCCGTTGATACTGGGCCTGGAACGCGGTCTTTGTGTAGTCGTCATAGAACGGCATGCCCGACCCGGCCAAAGGGAAATACCACCATTGGACTTCTCCAAATTGAAGGTATGGCTGGCATCCCGCTTCGCTCATCACCTGGGCCATGTCCGCGTACACCCGCTTCCAGTACGCCAGGCTCGCTGGCGAGAAGTTCGTTTGAAGTGCCGGTGTGTTTAGCAGCACCGCATCGCCATTGGGATAACGCTGTGCGATTCCCGCCGCGGCGCTCGGATCCCCGTGCTGTAACTCCAGGCTGAACGCCGCGGTCACGTCCATCCCATAACTCTTCAGCTTCGTGTAGAACCCCCTCGACCAGTCCCTCGCCGCCCTGTTGATCCGCGGCGTCGCAATCAGGTCCGTCCGCCATTCACCATCCACTCCGCCGGCCAACGTCGGCCCGGATGGCTCCAACCGGTAGTCCCCTGTTGACGGGCTCGCCGCTATGGTGATCTCATTTCCTGCCTCGCCCATCGCTCTCGAGAAGATCGTCAGCCTCGTCCCGCTTGCTTCTGCGCGTATCCCCGGATACCCGCGGTTGATCTCCAACTCAAACGCCTTCGCCACCGACTCTGCCGTGTCCCCGTACAAGTTCAGATGCTGAATCGGCGTTGTCACCGGATCCCCAACCCGCCCGATATTGATCTGGCTGATCCCGCTCGCCACGGGCATCCCCACGAAATCCACCGTCCCCGACGCGTACACATGACCCTGCCGCGTCAGCTCGTAAAACCACAGCGCGCCCACGTAGTGGTTCACCCTGCCCTGGAAGCCCAGCGAGTGGATCATCCACGCCGTCCGCTCCGCGGCCAATGCGATCGAATGGTCTGTGTCCCAATCGGTCGCCAGCGTGTACCGCGCCCGCGCATCGGGAACCGGCAGTTGTGTGTCGGGCGCTGCTATTTCCAGAAAGTCGAAGTACAGGTCCGTCCCGCTCGATCCCGCGTGGCTGATTGTCACCGTGTGCGCCCCAGCTCCGAACTGCCCGATGGGAATCCTTGCCAGCGTGTCTTCGCCGGGAATGCAGAGCGAGACGGTCTTCACCGCCTGCCCGTCGGCGGTGATCGATGCCGTCGCCCCGTTCGGTGTGTACCTTGCTCCGGCGAATAGTTGATGTACGCCGGCCGCCTCGTAACTTACTGTCACCGACGCGCCCGGCGTGGTCGTCCACCGGATGCTCGATCCAGAGAAATTGCCCCGCCCGGTGTTCCACACCCCCGTGTATACCGCCTTCCGGCTTTCGTCCTCGATCCTCCGGCTTCCGCTTCCTGCGACTTTGTACCCGCGATTCGTGCCGCTCACCGACCACTGCGAAATCGTGACCTCGAACTCCGACCTCTGATACGGCCCGTCCTGGAGTTCCGCCGCGTACGTCCACCTCATCTTCCGGATCGCATGCGATGGAACCGTCCGTCCCTGCGTGTCCGTCAGGTTTCCGAAGTTCAGCGTAATCAGCCATGTTGTGGGCGAGGCGCCGCCGCTGAACTTTGCCCAAGCCGGGCTCCAGTACTCTGTCTTGGCGCCGGCCACCTGCCCGTAGGCTCCAACCCGGTTGCCATCAGCGCCTCCTGTGAGGTGCAGCTTGATCCTTGTGCCTGCCCGCTCCGCTTGCGCTGTCGTTGAGAACGCATTCACGCTCTGCACGATCGCCTCCGTGATGCTCTCCAGCGTGTCTGTCCCGTAGACCTGGTGCGTGTGGTGTTCCGCCAGCCACGCCAGCCCCACGTAGTCGCCCGTGGTCGGGGTGCCTCCGAGTTCGAACTCCGCTGAGGCTGGCGTGTAACTCCCCTCCGCTGGGGTCGCGTGGTCCTTCAGGCGGATCTTGTACAGTTGTTCCCCGCTTCCGGGGTCCGCCCAAATCCGCAAGTACGGCCAGTCCACGCTCGCGTAAAGGCCCGAATCCAATTGGATACAATTCTGTCTGGTTTCGTGGTAGGTCAGCGACAGCCCGCTCAAGTCGCCGTCCGGCAGATTCCTGAAACGCGGGTGCTCGAATACGTTGTCCCGGTTCCATTCGATGACGCACCAGTCAAACTGTTGCCGCCAGCTTCCCGACACATGGAATCCGGTCGCGCCTGCCCCGTGCATCGCAGCGATCGCCGACGGTCTCTCAAAGTAGCATTGCAGATCCAGGTCCGGCCGTAGTTTCTCCAGTGCCTCCCCCATACTCCTGACTCCTGACTTCTGCCTCCTGCCCCCCCCCACCCTACAACCGCACCACCACCGTCAAATCCCTCCCCGGACTATCCTCCGCCCCCGGACTCACCGATACGATGTCCAGCGTGACCCGCGTCCCTTCCGTCAGCGCCTCCATCCCGAAACCGTCCACCACGTTCGATTGCGCCTGCCCCGCCGGAATTGTCAACTCGCAGAGGGTCGCTCCTGCTCGCCTTACCCGCAGCAACAAAGGCGCCCCAGTGGGAGCTTCTTTCACCATGGCGAAAACTTCCCGGATCGCGTGATCTCCTTCCACCTCCCACGGCGGCGCCGCGTCGTCCTCAATCGCCAGTGGCCCGTCAACCTGAAGGCATATCTGGCCGCCGCACATGGTCCGTAAGCCGCCGTCTGAAGTGCCCGTGTAGCTCTGGTACGTCGCGGGACTGTTCCCGTGGGCGTTGCTGATAAAAAGCTCCGCCGCCCCGATCCGCGCGTTCGATATGGGCGCCGCGAACGAGAAGCGCCCACTCGCTGGACTCCCGAAGAATCCTTTCCCGAAGGGCATGATGCTAACCCGTTTGCTCAAGTGGTAAACCGGCGTTCCCAGTGCATGAATCGCGGCTACGCTTCCGTGCGATGCCCTCCTTACCAGGTAGCGCAATCCGCCGTTTTGCACCTCCTCGATGCTCATCAGCTCCCTCTCCACCTGAAGCAGGTCGTCTGGTGCCCCGTCTCCGGGCCCGTTCAGATCGAGCGTCGTTACCGTACTGTCCATGGGCGCTGCCAGCGTGAACGGGCTCGGACTCTCCAGCTCATCCCAGTAGTGCAGCGTCAAGGTGCCCGCCGTTGCCGTCCGCGTGTTCTCCAGCGTTGGGAACGCAATCCCTCCCACTTCCAGTAAGCCCTGCCCGGCGGTGCTCAGTCCGAACAGCGGCGCCGGCGGAACGTCCTCGTCCCCTCCACTCCCTTCTCCGCCTTTCAATCTCCAGCGCGTCACCGGGCTCAATTCCGGACCGCATTCTTTTCCCTCGGCGTTGGCTGCCCGTCCTGTCACCTGGACCGTCGCCCCCTGACGGTTTGGCGTCGAGAATCGCACCGGGCTGTGCTTGCCCGTAGCTCCGTAGCGCCAGCCCGCTTCCGCCACGGTGAACCGGCTCGTGTTGTCCGGGACTACGTGCCACGGTTGCGTGATCGTTATCTCCGTGGCTGAGTTGTCTTCTACGATTCTCTCCTGCCCGGCGCCTTTCCCGCTGATGATCCGCACGGCCTGGCCGGCGTACTCGCCCGGTTGCATCTGAAGTTGCGCATTGCCTATGCTTGTTGCGGTCGCGATGCCGGCTGACTGCTCTCCCAGCAATTCCATCCGCCAATAGAAATTCGCGTGGTCGTAGTTCGCGTCTGGGGGCGGCGCCATTGTTCCGGCAGCGCCGTTGTCTATGTAGCTCGTCCCCGGCGGCAGATTGGCCCCAACCTGTAGCAGCTCCTGCGGGCTGCGGCCCCGGTACACGTTCATCCCTGTCGCCCCTTGCGGCAGGCTGATGCCGCACAGCGTTATCGTGTTCGTATTCCCCCCGGCCGGGATTGTCGCCTTCGCCGTAAACGAAAGCTCGCTCTCCCCGCCTTCGGCCCCCAGGGCCGTCACAGCGTAATAGAGGGTCTGGTCCCCCCGCAGCGTGCCTCCGGTCGCGGCGATGGTCGGCGAGAGGTTCAAGATTGGAATTCCCGATTTGCCCCGCGAGGGAGTCGCGGCGCTTCGAAAGGAAACACTCAGCGCCAACCCTACTGTCCCGTCCGCGGCCACCTCCGCCGCTTCCTCGATGCCGAATTCCGGCTCCCCGTCCGCTCCGGTCTGCACTCCCCCCAGCGGCCTCGGCAAGCCCACTCCGTACTGCGGTTGCCTCCCCTCATAACCGCTCCAGCCCGTCCCTTCGTCGCTGTACCACGCGTCTTCGTGTGCTTGAGCGGTGATTCGCGCAGTCCTGAAGTTGTTCTGTGGCCTGATTTGCACCACCCGGAACGGCTTCCTCTCCAGCCCTTCCTTCAAGTAGGTGATCGCGATCAGGTCCCCCGGACGCAAATGTATGGCCCTTACGCTCGTCTCGAACTCCACGAACAGGTTCCCCCCTACCGACTTGTGCAGTTGCCGTTTTACGATCCTCACCGCCTGGTCAGGATTCGGCATACCCAGCGCGCTCACCGTCACCGACGTCTCCTGCCCGCTCCGCAGCACGTCCTCGTAGTTCACCAGAGACACACTGTCCTGCTGATACTCGTTCAGCTCGTCCTGAAACTCGAGGCTCATTCTGTTCGGACTGTCCGCCATCGGCCGCGACCACAGCCGGAATTGCGGTTCCCCGGCCGCGTTCCGCAGGATACCCTTGGACCCCATCGCCCCGTCCCCGAATTCGTACGCCGGCCATCCGCCTGCCAGCGGCTCGCTCGCATTGCTGCCCTCCGGCTTCGCCGGTTGTTGCAGAGCCATGCTTCCCTCGCGGCACGCTGTCAGTTTCCCTCCGGTTCCGAATGCCAGGTAGATGGCGGCGGTGTTCCGGATTCCCCGCACGACTTCCGACGCGCTCTTCCGCTTTCGAAGCACGAGGTTGCACCCGTACTTCGCCGTCGTTACCGGGTTCCCGTGCGCGTCTTGCACCGTGATCGCCTCAGCGCAGCCCTCCGCAACGCGCGCGAAACTTCCCAGGTCAATCTCCTCCGCCTCCCACCCGCTGCGCCGCAACACGTCCAGCAGTATCCAAGCCGGGTTGTTGCTGAATGCATCTCCGAGAAAATCTCCGCTCGTGTCGTACCTTGAAATCTTCAACCCCTCCATCAACACCTGCACCCGCGGCAGATTGCGGCCGTCACTGACTCTGTTTGGTACGGCTACGGAGAGTACCGCCATGCTCCCGTAGGGATCCCCTGCCGGAAGCCCTCCGCCGTCGGCGAAATCATAATTGAAATCCCCGGTCCGGTTGCCCCGGCTCACGAGGTTGTACCAGCCTGTCGCGCTCATGTTGTCGCCGTCCCTGCCCGCTGGAATCTCGATGTCGTTTACCAGGACCTTCAACACACCCTGGATCTCACCCATGCCAAGCAGCAGCTCCAGATGGGTCAGGTTTCCGTCATTCCTTGCCAGCGTAATCGGCGGCTGCTGCCACCCTGTCCCGTATACCAGCGGGACGAAGTCGTTGTAACGAGCTTCGTTCGCTGTCACTGGAGATTCGTGCCAGGTCTTGTCCCCGTGTGTCCGCACCAGTACGCTCGATGGGACGAACTCCACTCCCCCGAACCGGCGCGTGTCCCTGTTCAGGGAGTCCTTCGAGAACATCCCTCGCTGCTCGCAGTCCTGTCTGGTGTAGTTGCACTCCTCGTAAGGCTGGTCTCCATTCAGGTTTCCTGTCCCGCCCTCCTGGTCCGGCGAGTATCCGCAGCGGAACAGTAGCGAATACTTCCCCTTGGACCCCCCGTGAACCGATTCCGCTCGTTTCGCGGCATCCTCGGGGAACATCCACGGGCATCGTTTCTGTATCCTTACTTGCGGCAGCAATACCCGTTGCAGATTCATGCGGTTCTGGAACGTCAGCCGCATCGTTGATTCCGTGATCCGCTCGGGAGGGTTGGCGATCCCCCGGAACAGTGTCCTTGTCTCGCTAGCCGCCTGCCCTCTTTGCAGGTCGAAAAATACGAAACGCGCTGCCAGCTTGGCCCCTTTCCAGCCTGTGTTCCGCTCCACTTGTGAGAAGTGCCCATCGGCGTTCGCCAGGCTTAAGCCAACCGTCGCGATGTTGTCCACGCCGTCTTCGCTTTGCAGACTGATGTCGAACAAGTTGTGCTGCAATACTCGTGCCTGGTACTCCGCGCCGTCCACCGTCACCCTGTGTGTGCTCCAACGCTCCACCTGCCCGTCTGCCAGCGCGCATTCGAACAGCAACAGCGGCGTATCGAGCAGTTCCTGCTCCTTGAGTTCGTTGATTGTCGTCATAGAACATCCCTACTGCTTGCTGATCAGCCGGACTTGCACTTCGTAGTCGTCCGGACCCCAACCCGCGCACACCATCGTGTCCTGTTCAAACCGCGTCTGCGTGTGGATCCCGTTGCGCGCCGAAGTCCGCTTGTATTCCGTCGCGCCCTGGCCCGCTTCTACTTGTGCCCCGCACACGCAGATGCCGCTGTTGAGACCCACCTCGATCTCGAAGCCTATCCCTTCACCCGCCCCTCCCAGCACCCCTGCCGAGGTATAGTGCCGCCACTCCTGGCTTGCCGTCTGCCGCGTCTCCTGTTGCAGCGTGCCGCAAACTCTTCGCATCTTGAATTCCGTCTCCGTGGCGCTTCTTGCCCACAAGCTGAAACAGCACTGATAGCCGGCCGGCAACGGTAGTACCTGCACGATTTTTTGCGGCGCCGCCCCGATGTTCGTGAGCATTACCGCGCCCTCTCCGCCGCGAGGATCCGCGGCGCCTTCCGTCACCTGAAGCAGCGGATCTCTTTCCCAAACGGCTTCCGTCATCCGCTCGCTCCACTTCAACAGGTTCGCCGTGGGATCCGCGAACGTGAAGCTTCGTAAGCTGCCTTCCACCGTACGGAAGAACTCCCCTAGCGCTGCTTTCTCCTCCAGGCTGAGTTGGCGCAGCGTCAGGTGCCAGCGCGTCTCTATGAAGCCTGTGTCCAGCCACTTCACTGTTCGCCCGTCGGCCAGTCGCGACTCAACGGTTCGTCCTCTCACCTGCTTTCGCACCGGGTACTGCGCTGCGCTCCCCGTCGCAAGCTGCGGAAAGTACAACATGTCAGCTCCTGTTCTCCCGCACCCTCAATCGTGTTCTCCCCTCGTGTATGCCCCGCAGTTCGCAGCCGAATTCGTCCTGTGCCAGGCTACAGTCCGCGTACTCCATGCCGTCAAACGGATCCGTGAATGCGAAGCTCCCGTGTTTTCCTCGCACCTGCCGGAAGAACTCCTCGATTGCCGCCAGCTCTTCCTCGTCCAGAAGGTCCAGATCGATGATCCACTCGTTGAGCGGCGCCGTCCACTGCCGAACTCTCTGTTCGCTGCCGTCTACGAAGTGCATCGCCTCGTTCGCGTACCATGTGCGGTGCTGCGCCGGGTGCTGGGCGACAGCGCCGGTTTTCAGTTTTGGAAATTCGGCCATACCTTCACAGCTCCGCCAGTACATCGGTTAGGGAGTGCGATTGCAGGATCGCCTCTTTAACTGCCCGGGCGATCTCCGCACTGTGGTCGCTGAACGACTTGCTGTCCATGGCGTTCACTTGAACCACCACATTGAGCGGCGCCGCTTGCGGGACCTGGCCTCCTACCCTCGCCGTTTCCGCCGGTATCGCCATGGACCGGATCACTCCGTCCCCGTAGTGGTCGTAGGCCGTCAATGCGCCGCTGGATAGCATCGCACCCCGGTACTCGATAGGCGCCGGTATTGCGTAAGGCGTTAGCTCTGGAGGCTCTTCCTTCTTGCCCCCCAGCCATCGCACCAGCCCTCCGATCAGACCCGCTAGTGGAAAAACCGAATTCAACCACGACGATCCCGCTTTGGCCGCCGCTGCCCATCCCTCGCCACCCAGGCTCGCCTGGGACGCGGCGTTCTGCGCTGCTCCTGCGCTCAACTCCTTCATAACCGGCGTTTGCGCGGCCACCGCCGTCCGAAGCTCCGCCAGTTCCGCCACCAGACGCCGGGCCGTATCCTGCCCTCCGGCCTCGGCCGCCCTCAGAGCCCCCTCGCCATCCGCCGTTCCCAGCACTCCGCTGGCCAGCATGTCCACTATCCGCCGCTCGCTTCCATCATCTGTCACGCTGTGAGCATTTATGGCCCTTGCTCGAATTGATTCCGCTCGTCCGGCCAACGACGCTTCTTCCACGGTCTCCCGCAGCAGCCTCAATGTCTCTCCGTCAGTCACTTTCGCGCTCCGCTATTGTCTCGTTTTCCAGCAGCAGAATTGCCTCCGCTGTCTTTGTGGGCAGGCTTCGCAGTTCCCCGCCGCCCGCCTTCCAAACCGCGTATTCCTCCAGCAGCGCCTTGCTCTTCCCGCTGATGTAGGAAACCGGGCATTCATACAGAACCACGCCCCTTCGCGCCCACACCGGCGAACTAGCCGCGCCGCCCTCGCTCAGGAATCCGCAGTTCCTCTTCCTCTCCAACCTTCGGGCCCTGCAATCCCCGCACTTCCACCCGGCCCGCTTACCCCGTTCGAAATGGAAGGCGGCGATCAGTTTTTTCGTTCTGCTTCCGTCAACAGGCTCTCCCCTTTGATCCTGTTGACGATCTCCCGGAACAACCCCTCCGGCCCGCGCTCCATCAGGCTCTCCGCCGTGGCCGGCTCCCCGTCCAGTTCCAGCCCCTCTATCGACTCGAGACCCCATTTTAGGTACAGCCGGTCGATCTCCGCTACCGCCAGCGCCGCTTTGAGTTTGTCCGCGCATTCCTTCCCTGCATCGAGAAACTCCAGTGCATGTCCCGCCTCCCGGATTGCCTGGAGCAGCTCCATTCTCCGGCCGAAGGTCATCTTTCGGATCGTGTACCTTACCCCGGGCCAGCCGCTCGACTCGTAGCTCTCTCTGCTCGCGTATTCCATGGGTGTCACGCAAACGCGAGCTGGATTTCGTCGTTGTCCGTGCCTTGGGCCCGGCTCGGACCAAACTTCCATTGCAGCCGCACGTCCTGATCGTTGAAGCTCGGCGGCTCCGGCACGACGCTCTTCAGGTACATCCCGAAAAGCTGCCCGCTCTCCTGGCCCAACTGGAACATCACGCTGATCGGCGACCCCTGCCGCGCCGCCTGGTACAGCGCAATCGTGTCCGGATCCTCCTTGCAGTACAGCGAGAAACTCACGCGCACTGTCCGCTCCCCGGGCGCCAGGCACGATGGCTTGTCCGTCCCGAACTCCTTGCTCCGCACGTTCAGTCCGTTCTCCACCGTCACCTTCGCTTCCGTCAGTGTGAAACACTGCTTCACCTGCGTCCCCAGCCATGCCTGCCCGAGGTGTCCCGGAACTAGAGTCCGGTCGAAATCTTCCTCCAGCGGCTCCGGCGGAAACTGCGTCAGGCTCCCCTGTCCGCTAGCGAAGCTCGCGCTATCCATCAGTTCCCGTGCAAGTCCGGAGAACTTGAAGCCGTGGTAATCGCCGTTGACTTCGATCTCCAGCCGGTCGATTCCGCATCCCGCCAGTGCCCGCTGGACCATCTCCGCCGGCGACCAGTAATCGAATAGGCTGACGCTTGCCAGGTGGCTCCCCGGCCGGTAGGTCGCCGTGCTCCCCAGCGTCGATCCCTGGCTCGGAAGGAACGTGAACGGGGCGTTCAATTGAACCGTCAGCTCGTTTACCACTGCCATCACAAACCGGATTTCGCCGCCGAACGCCACTGCGTCGCCTGGTTCTAATCCGTGCGCCGCGCCGAAGACGATTCGCCCCTCCGGTGTCGCTGCCGCCACTGTCCCGCCCCCGTGCAGCTTCGCCGCCGAGCCCAGGCACGCTCGGAACAGCGGCCCGCAGGCTGGTTCCGCGGCCTGGTTTTGCCAGCTCGACATGTAGGTCGTCAGCTCGTATTCCACCTCTGTCCGCACCGCAATCGGAAAGCCGGCAAAGGTCCTTGTCCCCGTCTTGTCGCGCCTTTGCGGCGCGCTCTTCCTCTCCCGGATAGCCAGTTGCACTGCCGGAATGCGGTTCGCCGCCGTCACCGCGGCGGCTTCGCCGAAGCTCTGCTCCAGCGCCACGTAGAACCGGTTGTCATTCGAAGATACATAACACGACATGATTCCCTCTCACCAACTCCCCTACTTGCTCACCTTTAACTCGCAACTCACCTTGGCCGCCTGCACGAAATTCCTTCCCCCGCTCCGGACCGCGCCGTATTCGATCTCGTAGCCTCCGCCGAAATACACCCCGTCTCCCCAGTCCCCCCTGGCCCCGTCCAGGATCAGGGTCACCGCCTCGACGTGCCGTTGGAGCGCCTCCGATATCCCTTCCAGCCGGTCGTCGGTAACTCGCACCTCGATCACTGCGTCCGCGCTTCCGGAGAATGTCCGGAACTTCTCCCGCAGTTCGTTGCGGACCCTCTCCGTGTAGACCAGGAACGCCGGGTATTTTGCCCCGCGCGCCTTTTCCATCAGTTCCGCCGGTGCCTGCAACGCCGCCACCTGGTCTGGCTGGAACCCTTCTGTGCCCAGCGCGTATGCTAAGCCCGTCTCGGATTGCAGCCGGCTCCTCAGCTTGTCCATTACCAGCGTTCCCACTTGTGCCATCGCTATCCTCTCCACAACAGGCGCACCCGTTTCAGATACTCGTCCGGTTTCTGCCCTCCGCTTGGAGCAGGACCATCGATCCCGGCCTGGATCAACCAGCTTTGTCCCGGCTCAAGCGGCTCCGCGTTCTGCTTGCTCAAACGGCCTTCCAGCAGGCCGGCGTAGATGTTCCACCGTGCCGCCCCATCAGGAGCTTCCGGGGCTGATACCTGGATCGTCGATCCCTCCGGCGCCTGCGCGTCCACCGTCTCGCCGCAATCCCCCTCCATTCCCTCGTTCGTCACCCAACTGATCGCCATCCTCCAGATGCCCGGGGCGCTTCCCTCGCTGCTCAACGCCGTCAGCGGCTTCCCTCCAGCGTGAACCGGCGTCGCTGTCACACCCACGCCCGCTGCGAAGTAGTCTTCGCGCGCTTGCCTGGCCTGTGATTCGAACTCCTTCAGCCTTCCTTTGTAGCGGTCGTTCAGTTGGCTGTAATACGCGTCGCGATACGCCAGCGTCAGGCTGTGCATCGTGTGCCACAGCGCCAGTCCCTCTGTTACCACCACGTTCTCGATGCCGTATCCGCTATCCGCCTGGTATACGGCAAAGAACTTCGCCAGTTCCTGGCCGATCTCTTTCCGCGCTTGCGCCATCTTCGCTCCGAGATCGATCTGCTCGGACGCGGCCACCATCGCAACCCCTCCGTCCGCCTCCGTCAGGTGCTCCAGCCTGTTCGGTTGCCCGTCAACGAATAACGACATGTCCTTTAGCCCCGCCACTTATCCGCTTCCTGTATTCAGCGGTTTCTTCCTCATCTGCCGCCCGTGCCCGCCGCTCCACCACCAGCTTCGCGGCGATCTCTTTCGGAACTTCCGACCATAGCCCCGCTCTCCCGCCGTCCGGAGTTTCCAGGCTACAGATCACAACTTCTTTCTCGGTCATCTGCTTCATCGCTTCCCCAATATCCCTGTAGTACTTCCGAAGATCCATCTCGATTCCCTCTCTTTCAGGTCATGGGACAGGCCTCCCGGCCTGTCCCTGGTCATTAACGGCGTCAGCTCTTCACCTGAATGCCGTGCGCATTGCGGAGCACCGCGCAACCGTACAGCACGTCCACCGTGAATTGCTGGGCCAGCGTGTTCGGTTGGTAGCTCATCACCACCCGCATTCCGAAGTTGCCCATCTCGGCGTACTCGGCGATCGCCCCAGTCCCAGGCAGCGGCTGCGGCAGCCGGCGTACAACCAGGCCCATCGCGTCTCCGGAGAACGCCAGGTTGTTTGTCGTCACCGGACCGCTTCCGGTCTTCTTCACGAACTGCGAGCGGAACACGAAGAAGTCCTTGATCTGGCCCACGCTCCCGTCAATCAGCGCCTTCAGGCCGGCTTCTCCAGCCGTCTGATATTCGCTGAACCTCGAGATTTGCCGGAGCTGCGAGTAGGCTTCCCCGCTCACCACCAGGTACTTCTTCGTGCTGGCTGGCACTTTGGCGTTGAACAACGCCGTCTCTGCCTCATCCACCGTAGCTTCTGTCAGCGCACTGCCGCCCGTGCCGACCGGAGCGTTGGCCGTGAATTGCGAGTACAACCCCATCAAATCGGATTCGATGCGCTCTGCCAGTGCCACCACCGCCGGTTCCATGTACAGTTTCAGGAGATCCGGCACGGCTAGCACTTTCGTCACGTCCGGTATCTGAAACGTTGCTTCTGCGTGCGTGTTCAGCACGATTTGAGCGTTTCCGATGTTCGGGTTCTGCGTCTGTACCGTGCCGCCCTCCGCAATGTTGTTTGCCACCAGCACCGGCGGGATCGGCACGTTAACCGTATCGCCCGCCTGTGCCAGTGTGGGTTCAAAATCACGATTGACCAGGTTCCCCATAACAAGGTTGCCCATCAAGGCCGGAAGCGCGTCCACCGCTACCAGCTTGACAATCGCGTTCGCCAAGTTCGCTGATGTAATTGAAGGCATTTCTGACTTCCTTTGCTCCTTTCACTCCTGGCGCGCGCGCCAGGGCTCTTTCTTCTGCTGCTAATAGCCAAGTACTCCCTGCGTGGCAATCCGAGCGATCTCCTGCCTCACTCGGGCAAGTTCTTCCGTGCTCATCCCCGGTCGGATTTTGTCGATATCCACCCCTTCTCGCGATCCCGCGTGCTGCCGCTCCACGAATCCCGCTCCCGAGCCGCTCACGTTCCGTGCCGGCAGCAGCTCCGGGTTCTCCGACACGAAGTTCGACAGGTACTCCGGCAGCGGCGTTTCTCCCTGCTCCGTTCGCACTACCAGCCGCCCGTCCTCGCTGCGCTGCACGTCGTCTTTCACCGCGCGATAGGCCAGGTCGATCTTCGACACTCCTAGCCTTTGCAGCTCTGTCCGGATCTTGGAACTCCGTTCTAATTCCTCGGCCGCCTGCCGTGTCCGTTTGTTCTCTTGCACCAGCTCGTTCAGCCGCCGTTCCAACTGTTCCCGCCGCTTCCGCTCCTCGTCCAGCTCCACCTTGTACGCCGGCTCGCTCTTGGCCTGTTCCACCTGCGTGAATTCCTGGATTACCTCCCGGATCATGTTCCTCAGATCCGCCGTCGGTCCGCCGGCCACGCCTTCCTGTTTCGTCTCCTGCTCCGTCATGCTTCCTCCTTCGTCTCAACCGTCCCTAGGTTGCTCTCGATCTCCTGCGCAATCTGTTCCTTGATTTCCTGGCGTACGTCGCACAAGTACTTGAACGCCAGCTTCTTGAAAATCTGCTTCCGCATGGTCTTTGACGGTACCCCCAGTCCCAGCAGCCGTTCCGCGTCGGCCAGCTCCGCGCTGAATTCCCCGATGTCGAACTCGTCCAGCCCTGATACGCTGACCGTCAGGTTGTCGTCTCTCACTGCTTCAATCGCCCGCAGAATCCGCTTCAGCGTGTCCTTCACCGTGTCTCCGTAGCTCCGCAGCACCTCCTGCGTCACCGCGAAGTCCCGCTGCTTGCTGAGCGCCGATTGCGGTATGCCGCCCGAGTATGCCCCGCCCGCCTGGGACAGCACGTAGCACACCCGGTAAACCTCCTCCTTCAGGCGGTTCAGGTTCTCCGCTGCTATCTGGTAAACCTTTCCCTCCGGTTCCGTCCACCCGAAGCGGTCTTCGGGGCCCAGTTGTATGTAGTAGGATTCGCCGACGATCTCGTTCCACTCCCGCTCCGAGTACACCACCGGCGTCGCGAACAGCCCCATCGTCAGTGCCCAGGCCATCGCGTTCGACTTGTTCAGATGCTCCAGTTGCAGCAGTGCCGCCTTGTTCATGAGCCACATGCCCTCAGGCAGCTTCATCTCGAACAGCGGCACCTCGCCATGACCCGCCAACGCGTGCTTCCCTTCGTCCACCAACGCCGCTTCCCGCTTCCCGTCCGCGGCTTTCCTTTCCTCGAAGATCCTGAACCGCTCCTGATCGTAGAAGCTCCAGCGCGTCTCCTCGAGGAACTCCCCGCTCTCCCCCGCTTCGCGCCTGAGGTAGCGCGAGCGCAGGACCACCCAATCGAACCGGCCCCGTTCGTCTACGCTCCAGTTCGTCAGTTCCGATGCGCTGTAGGGCACCAGGTACGCCCGCGTGGTGCCCTGCCGCTCCTCTTCTGCCCGGCTTCCCGCCGGCCCGTTGGACCTCGGGAAATCCAGCAGCGTATAGCTCGAGCCCAACACCATCGCTTCCGTAATCTGCCGCCGGAAGAAGTCGCTGATCCCGCTGCCTCTGCGGTCGCAGTCTTCCAGGAAGCTCGCGTAGAACCGCTTCGCCCGCTCGTTCCTGCCCTCGAGCGTCACCACCGGCTCGCGTCGGAAGAGCGTCGCCGCGTACCAGTCGATGATGGAGCCGACGTAGTTCTCGTAGAACACCCGGTTCAGCCGCTCCGCGTACACGTCCGACGGCTCCTTTTGCCGCCTCACCAGGTACCTTTCGGCGTTCGTCTTCAATTGATGCCCGCCGGCGTAAAGGTCCCGGTACATCTCCCACACACCCTTCCGTGCCTGGTAGTGTGGATGCTCCTGCGTAATGTCGAACACTTTCTGTCCCGTCCTTCCTTCTTCCCCTTAGGCCACCAGCCGCCCCGGTTGCGGCCCCATCTGTTTCCGTGTCCGAAGCTCCTGCCAGACCAGGTACCCCAGTGCATCCGACAGGTGCGTCCGCTTCGGATCGCTTGTTTTGTCGATCATCGCCGTCCCGGGCTGGTATACAACCTCTTCCAGGTCCCGGATCAGCTCCTTGCACTGGGGGTGAATCCACATCCTGCGGCTCCCGTCCGCCGCCTGAAGCGCCGCGTTCACCAGCGTCACTCTGTCCCGCACGCCTGGATTTGCCCGCGGAATCTCGATCCTCACCGTGCCGTAGCCATGGTTCTTGAAATGCGCCTTGATGATCTCCACGTCCGTCTTTCCGCTGCTCGACTGCATGTGGTGCGCTGAGGCGTCCCCGTAGATTTTCAGACCAGCCGCGTGCGCCGGGTACCTCGTTTCGAACTCCTGGCACGCCTCCGACGTTCCTACCCGTGAAAGCACTATCTCGTCCAGCACCGTGACCGTGCCTTTCGCCACCTGGGCCACCACCGAGCACATGGGATCCACGTTGAAATCAAGCGCCCAGATCAACGGCAGCGCCGGGTTCGCCTCACCGGGTTTCACGTTCCCCGGCCGGTCGAAAGCCCGGTACACTCTGCCGGCGTTCACGTTCAGGTATTCCCCGAGCACCTCCTGCTCGAAGAACGCCTGGTCGTAACTGCTTCTTAGCCGCTCATAGAAGTCCGGGATCCGCGAGAGCAAGTGCCGGTTCTCAAACGGCCTGGCAATGATCGCCTCGTATCCCTCAACCGGCGACCCTATGAACCTCCGGTACACCCAGTCGTAACCCTTCGGCGTCCACACGCCGAAGCCGCACAACTGCTTGGACCGCGGGTCACGGAGCCTCCCCTCAAGCCGGAGCCACGCCTCTTCCGCGCAGTAAGTCAGCTCGTCCACTCCGAACCATGCCAGGTTCGTTCCGCGCAGCCGCTCGAAATCGTCCAGCGAGCGGAACAGGATCTTCGATCCCGTGTCCTTCATCGCCAGCGTGTTCTCCGCCTTGTTGAACTCGTGAGGGAGCTTGTTTGCACCCAGAATCTCGAAGTACGCGCACTGGGTTGCGTCTCGCAGCATCGGGTAAGTCGGCGCGCCGATGAGCCCCAGCCGGCCCGGGTTCAGGTAGCTGAGCTTGATCGCCTCATTGCAGAGCGCCTGGCTCTTCCCGCTGCCGATAGGCCCCGAGAAGCCCTTGAACCGCGCCGTGCTGCGGTGGAATTTCTCCTGCGATGGTAATGCCGCATAGACTATGTTTCGGTACTGCTTCTTTCCTCCGTTGGTTGCACCCATTTGACCTCAATCGCACGAGGGGTCTCCTCCTCCTTGAGTTCCATTTGCAGTTGGAGCAACCGGATCAGTTCGGTGATCGTCAACTTCACGTCGCCGGCCTGCAT